AATACTATGCCCGCCTCGATGACGTGTTATATATAGCCAAGGGACCTAAAAAATTGCTCCGCTATCCTTATATTTTCATATATTTACATTTTAAGTCCTTCCGCGTTATTTCATATTTTCTTTTAAGTCCTTTCCAAAACGATGTCGTTTTAATAAAGCATTATTAATATATTTTCCTTTTTTCTTTAAATAATTTAGTTCTTTTAATTGGGCCTGGATCAAAGACAGTGCCCCTGCGGGGCCTGGTTTTAATGAATTCAATTATATTATTGGGCTTGTATGTTTGTTTTTCTTTCATATCATTCTTTCTTTTTTTAAAGAAACAAAATACATGTATTTATACTCGTATTTAGTCCAAATACTCGTCGCATTTTATTAAACCAATATGATGCTTCAAGCATGCACCACAAGGAATACACGGGATTACATGGACTCTATCTTCACTAATCTTATCAAAATCAGGGAGAAAATTAGACATAACTACTACATGAATACAATTAATTAACGGAGCCATTAAAGGCTCATACTTATTACTAACTATTAATCTATCCTTAAACATTTCTATTAAGCTATATTGTAAATAATCCTTCTTATCACGAGGGATATCAAATACAATATTAGCTCCTAAACATCCTATATACTGATAACTAACATTATCAGCAGAACCTCCACGTGTGTAAAACCAGGACCCACTTCTGTACAGATCTCTGGCAAAGGTTGATTTTCCTTCCCCACCAATGGGACCATAAACCCAGAAGATAGTGCGGTCATCTGGGTCCCTGTCGAGGAGCGTCTTTAGGCGCAGTTGCCAAGATTTCAAATTTGAAATTTGAATTTCAGCTACAGTAGCCTGGAATTCTTCTTCAGCAATTTTTGCTTTTACTCGTCGGAAGACGGACGGATTTTCTTCGGCCATCCTTACCGGACTTCGAATTACTAATTCCCTTTGTCTCCGACGGTGGGACCCACTAGGACAATAATCCCCAAATTCGTAGGGACCGGAAACCCTAGTTTCTTCTTTCATACAATAATCGCGAGCTTCATCTGACTTACGAGCTCGCTGTTTCTCCAAATGGGGCTTGAGTTCCCCAAATAGAGCCTTCACCTGATTTAGGGTTCTCTGACCCTTCAATTGCAGGTAGCCTTGGAGGTGTCGACGCTTGCTCGTCGGAGCTTCCTCCTCCTGCCAGCAGGCGTAACTAACGTGTGTGTTCTCGAACAACGGTACTAGGTCCGGAGCAGTGGAAGAAAGGAAGAAGACGGTGAAACACCACCATTGGCCTTTAAGTGCAGGCATGATTTATGAGAGAGAGAGAAGGGCTTATTTGCAATTAAGAGGTCTTCAGCTGGGGGTCTCGAGGCGGGGT